ATGGGATCGACAAGTCGCAAAGGGACGCCGGGGAAAAACGGCGTGGCCGGCGCGAAGAGGGGAACCAGGATTCGATCCAGGCGGGCGGTCGACAAAGCCGCGCTGGTGAACAAGATGATTCAGTCCTTCGAGGAGAAGCTGGAGAAGAAGGAACTGAAGGGGACGCTGGGTGATTTCATCCGGTTACTGCAACTGGAGAAGGAACTGGAAGACGAGCAGCCGAAGGAGATCGAAGTCCGATGGGTGGAACCGTCCGAGCCGGGAAGTGCGAACGGGGAATAGGTTACCGATCGCTGCCGTCGCAGACGCGATTCCACGCATCGGGGGCGCGATTCAAGGGGTTTTCGGGCCCGATCGGGTCGGGCAAGAGCCAGGCACTGTGCCAGGAAGCGATCCGGATGAGTTACATCAACGCGGGACGATTGGGGCTGGTGGGAGCGCCGACGTACCCGATGCTGCGGGACGCGACGCAGAACACGCTATTCGAGATTCTGGACCGCAACCGGATTCCGCACGATTTCAACAAAGCGGAGAACGTGCTCATCATGCGGGACACACGGTCGAAGGTTCTGTTCCGAGCGGTGGACGAGTTCGACCGATTGAGGGGCACGAACCTGGCATGGTTCGGGGTGGACGAGCTGACCTACACGCCGGAGGATGCGTGGCTGGTTCTGGAGGGGCGGCTTCGGGATCCGAGGGCGAAACGGTTGTGCGGTTTCGCGGTGTGGACGCCGAAGGGCTACGACTGGGTCTACCGGCGGTTTCTGGACCAGCCGGTGGAAGGCTACGAGGCGGTTATCGCGAGGGCTTTCGAGAATTGTCACGTGCTGGAGAGGATTCCGGACTTTTACGAGCGGCTGAAGCGCAGCTACGACGAGAACTTCTTCCGGCAGGAAGTGCTGGGCGAGTACGTGAATTCGAGCGGCGGGCGGGTGTACGCGCAGTTCGACCGCAAGACGCACATGCAGGACCTGAGCGTGGACGGTTCGGCGGCGCTGTTATGGGCGCTGGACTTCAACGTCGATCCGATGTGTTCGGTGGTCGCGCAGATCGCCGGAAAGACGGTGCGGGTGCTGGATGAGATCGTGCTGGGCCGCGCCACGACGCGGCAGGCGTGCGAGGAGTTCCACGCGCGCTATCGGAATCACCGCGGGGGAGTGGTGATCTACGGCGACGCGTCGGGGGGACGGCAGCAGACGACAGGCAGTTCCGACTACCAGATCATCCAGGAGTATTTCCGGCAGGAAGGCTATCCGCGCTGGGAGTACAAGGTGCCGAGGGCGAACCCGCCGGTGCGGGACCGGGTGATGCTGGTGAACGTCAAGCTGCGGTCGGCCAGCGAGGAAGTGCATTTGCTGATCGACCGCAAATGCAAGGGGCTGGCGAAGGACTTCGAGCAGGTGGTTTACAAGCCGGAGAGCACGATTGTGGATAAGGAGCGCGACCCGCAGTTGACGCACCTTTCCGACGCGCTGGGGTATCTGGTGTGGCAAGAGTGCCGCGAGCTGCCGGCGGCCGGATTTCGAGATCAGAGGTTGCTGTAGCAGGGGGCTGGGGAGGGTGGCAATTACACAGCCTGAAGGCTGTGCTACTTAGGGGACTGACGGGATAGCACAGACAGGCCAGGAGGCCTGTCCCACTGAAGTCAAGGAGACGTGAAGGTGAATGAGATCGAGCGCGAGCATCCAGGCTACATGAGCAGGAAGGCCATGTGGCGGACGTACCGGGACCTGTACTCCGGGGGCATGCAACTGAAGGCGAACGCCATCGAGTACCTGAGCCGCAGGCAAAAGGAGCCGGGGGACGTATACGGCGAGCGGCTGAGCCACGTGTTCTACGAGAATTACCTGGGTTCGATCATCGACTGGTACGCGGCGACGCTGTTCCGTCGCGAACCGCTGCTGACGATCGAAGGGATCAACGAGAACGGCCGGCGGTTCTTCTCGGAGTTCACCGAGGACTGCGACTTGAAGGGAACGAGCTTGACGGACCTGTACCGGCGGCGGTTCGTGGAAGCGCTGGTGCTGGGCAAGAGCTTCCTGCTGCTGGATTTTCCGCGGACGGAAAAGCCCGCCAGCAACCGGGCCGAAGAGGAGGCGCTGGGGGCCTCGCGGGCGTACCTGGTGGAGTGTCCGGTGGAAGACGTGATCAACTGGAGCACCGACGAGCGGGGGAACTACGCGTGGGTGGTGATCCGGTCGACGATGCAGCGCCAAGACCGGATGGAAAGCGCGACGTCGACGAAGGAAACCCGGTGGTCTTACTACGACCGGGAGACGTACCGGATTTACCGGCGGCGGGAAGGCGGCGAGGACCCCAGCGACATCCAGTTGATTGCCGAGGGACGGCATGCGCTGGCCAAGCAATTGCGGGTGCCGCTGTTCGAGTTGAGCGTTTCCGAGGGGTTGTGGCTGATGAACAAGGCGGGACTGCTGCAACTGGAGCACTTCAACAAATCGAACGCGCTGGCCTGGGCGCTAACGATGGGGTTGTTTGCGATGCCGGTGGTCTACTCGGACCGGAAATGGCAGGAGGTTGTGGGCGAATCGTACTACATCCAACTGGCTCCCGGGGACAAGTTCGGCTGGACGGAACCGGAGGGGAAAGTATTCCAGCTCGCGGCCGAGAATCTGAACCGGCTGAAAGAGGAGATCTATCGAGTCTGCTATCTGATGACGCAGGCGGGGGGATCGCTGTCCAGTCCGGCGGCGCAGTCCGGGCTGAGCAAGCAGAGGGATTTCGCGATCACGCAGGAGGTGCTGCGGGCATACGGGGACGCGGTGAAGGAGTCGATGAAGCGGGTGTTGAAGTCGGTTGAAGCCGCGCGAGAGGACGGACTGACGATCGACGTCTCGGGGCTGGACGAATTCGACATCGGCGACTTCAGCGGGGAGCTGGACGATGCCGAGAGGCTGCTGGGGTTGGGGGTGCAGTCGAAGACGTTGCGGCGCGAGGTGTTCAAGAGGCTGGCATTCAAGTACCTGTGCGACATGCGGCAGGGGGTGAAGGACCAGATCTCGAGAGAGATCGACGAGTGGCTGGACCGGGCGGCGATCTGATCACGGCCTGAAGGCCGTGCCACCGATCACGGCCTGAAGGCCGTGCCACTGATCACGGCCTGAAGGCCGTGCCACTGATCACAGCCTGAAGGCCGTGCCACTAAGACAGGAGGAAACGATGGAAGAGACAAAGGACGAGAAGCAGGGCGGGGTGGCGGGGGACGGGAGCGTCCGGGCGATCATACGCGAAGCGATTCAGGAGTTCATCTCGACCGAGCGGACGAAGGCCGAGCCGGCCTACAAGGCGGAGCTACTGGAGGAGCGCAAGCGCCGAGAGCTGCTGGAGCGGCGGGTGAACGAGTTGGGCGAAGAGGCCCGGCGGAGCCGGCAGATTGCCGAGGACGCGGAGCGAAGCTCGACGATCCGGTCGGAGTTGCAGCGGATGGGCGTCGCGAAGGTGGATCTGGCGTTCCGGGCGGTGAAGGACGACGTAGTCCGGACCGAGGATGGGCGGTTGGTGGCCCGAGGGTCGCAGGGAGAGGTTCCGCTGAAGGACTACCTGGCGCAGTTTGTGCATGAGAATCCGGAGTTGTTACCGGCGCGGATTTCCGGGGGCAGCGGAGCGGCCTCGGGGCACCGGGCGGCGCCGGCAGCGAGTGGCGGGATCGACATCGAGAAGATCCGGCCGGGGATGAGCGCGGAAGAGCTTGACGCGGTGCGGCGGGAGATCGCACGGATCGCGTCGCAGTCGATGCGCGGGCTTTGAGCCGCTTGCGTGGCGGCCGGTGCGCGGCGGCCCAAAGGGCGGCCCAGAGGGCGACCCAGAGGGCACCCCTGGGCGCCCCGGGCGCAGCGGAGCCGGGCGGGCGGCGAGAGGAAAGGGTCGGGAATCACGGCCTGAAGGCCGTGCCACTGACCCGAAAGGCAATCAAGAAAAGGAGAAACAGATGGCAGCTATTACGTCAGCCAATGTGGCGAACGCGATCGTCAAGCTGGTGGCGGCCGACGCCTTGCCAGCCTTAATGGGGAACCTGGTGATGGGGAACCTGGTGAACCGGGATTTCGAACCGTCGCTGGCGCAGGCGGGCGACACGATAAACGTGCCGATTCCGCCGGTGCTGGTGGCCAGCAACCTGGCCGAGGGGGGCACGGTGATAACGCAGAACCCGAATCTGGGGAACGCGCAAATCGTGCTGAACACGCATGCCGAGGCGACTTTCCAGATACCGGACGTGACCAAAGTCCTGGCGGTTCCGGACCTGTTGTCGTTGTACATGCAGCCGGCGGTGGTGGCGCTGGCCGAGAAGATCGAATCGGACCTGATGGCGCTGTACTCGCAGTTCACGGCGAACGCTCCGTTGGGCGCGGCGGCCACACCGGTCACGGAGGCGATCATTGACGCCGCCGAAACAGCCCTGTTCCAGGCGAAGGTGCCGGCGAGCCAGCCGAAGTACCTGGTGGTAGACGCGAGCACCTACTCGGCGATGCGGCAGATTGCGCGGTTCAGCGAGTTCGGCAACACGGGCGAGGCCGGTCTGAGGGCGCTGGTGGACGGCACGGTCGGAAAGATCAAGGACTTCTTCGTGTTCCGTTCGCAGTTCGTGTCGAAGACCGGATCGAGCCCGATCTCGACGCACAACCTGGCGTTCGCCAAGAGCGCGATCGGCCTGGTGGTTCGGCGATTGCCGCAGCCGTTGCCGGGCACGGGGGCGGCGGCGGAGTACGCGGAGCTCGGCAACTTCGGGATGCGAGTGGTGATGACCTACCAACCGAACACGCTGGCCCAGCAGTTCACGGTGGACGTTCTGTACGGGTGCGCGGTGTTGCGCAACGCTCACGGCGTGCGAGTGACGAGCTAAGGAAAGGTCACAGCCTGAAGGCCGTGCCACTATGGGCTCCCTGACGGTCGCGGCTCAGTTACGGGCCGCGGGCGTCAGGGGGCGCCAAGAGGGTTGTTACACAGCGGCCCAGAGGGCGCCCCGGCTGTGTAACTTAGGGGCGGGAAAGGAACCAACTCAGGATGGACATGAAGGTTTACTACCAAAAACTCCGGAAGATCGAGGCGGAGATGGCCAACTGCGATGTGGTAGTGGTCAGCCTGGAGACTCCGGACGGAGGAAAGCCCGGCGTGAAGGGCGAGGTGGCGAAGGAAGTCGCGGCGAAGCTGATCGTGGAGAACCGCGCGCGAGTGGCGACCGAGGAAGAGACGGCGGACTTCCGGACCGAATCGGCCGAGGCAAAGCGACTGGCGGACCAGACGGCCGCGGCGAACCGGGTGCGGCTCACGGTCCTGTCGGAAGCGGACTTGAGAGCGTTGAGAGGGCAGCAGCGGGCCCGGAAATCGTGAGCGGAAGACCATGGCGCTCCATACCGACGGCAGCATTTCGACCCTCTCGGATCTGCGCGATCAAGAGACGGGGATACTGGACACGGCCCACGCCGAGGGTGTGGATCTGACGACCAAGCTGCGGCTGGCGCAGGAGGAGATCGGCGTTGAGGTGGTGGCGTTTCTGCTGGAGCACGGACGGGGCGTGTGCAGCGAGGAGTCGCTCCGGCGACTGAGTAACGTGGTGATCACCCCCGCGCTCAAGCAATGGCACACCTTCCACACGCTGGAGCTGGCCTACCGCGACCTCTACTACAACCAGTACAACGACCGCTACGCGGAGAAGTGGAAAGAGTACGGCCGGCTGGCAACGGCGGTGGCGGCATTGCTGTTCGATACGGGGGTGGGAATCGCCTCCGACCCGGTGGGGCGGGCAGCGGCGCCGGCGCTGAGTTGGACACCGGGGGGCCCAGAGGGCGCCCCGAGCGCGGGGACATACTACGTCCGCGTGTCGTGGGTGACCGCCACAGGGAGGGAAGGCGGTGCGAGCGAAGCGGTCGCGCTGGTGACCGCGGAGGGATCGCAACTTGTCGTAACGCCTCCGGCCGAGCGGATGGTTTCACAGCCTGAAGGCTGTGCCACTGTGGGGTGGAACGTTTTTGTCGGCGGCGGCCCAGAGGGCACCCCGGGCGGCCCGGCCGATGAGACGGCGTTGCAGAATGACGCGCCGCTGGCTCCGGACAGCACCTGGGCCATGCCGGTGACGGGCCTGCGCGAAGGGCGAAGGCCTTCGGACGGACAGAGTCCGGACCTGTACGTCAAGGTCAGCCGGACACTTCGGAGGGGCTAGGCGATGGCGCAAGCGGGGAGCGTAGGAGCGCGGAAGCTGGTCCAGATGCTGGCGGGCGGCGACGGCCTGCCGGCGAGCGTGGCGGCGGTGGCCGAGGCGGCGAACGAGAGCCTGCAACCGATCGGCGCGGCGCAGATTGTGGCGCAGAACGTGGCGGCGGACCTGATCGAGCGCAGCAGCACGGTGCGGTATCCGGCGGTGCACGTTTACTGCGAGAAACTGTCGAACACGCTGCGGGAGAAGTTCCGCACGTTTTCCGGCAAGGCGCACCTGGCGATGGAGGTGCGGTCGTCGCAGGACCGGCTGGAAGGTCTGGAGAGGCAGGTTCAGCTTTATGTGGACGCGGTGACCGCGGTCCTCGACCGGCGCCGGGGCGATTGGGGCGACGGGCTGTTCTACGGCGGGGGATACGAGGCGGCGTTCGGTCCGGTGAAGCGAGGCGGGAAGAACTACGTGCAGACGGCGAAGATCACGATCGAGGTAGACGTGAGCATTCAGTAA